CTTTTACCAGACTCACTGATCTTAAATTCAAGAAAAATTCGAGTTGGTCTTGGAACAACAATTTCAGACTCTGGTTATGTCCTTGGTAATACTTTCACTCAACAGGGAACAAACGCAAGTGGTAATCTGGTAGGAACTGCTGGATCAGCGACTGGATCATTAACAGTTTCTGTTGCTGGTCTTGGATATACTCCTGCGAGCGGGGGATTTACTTTTAGTGGAGTAGACTTAGTTACAATAACAGGAAACGGTAGAGGTGCAACAGCAACTGTATCCGTAAGCAATGGTGTAGCGGTTGCTGCAACCATATCTGGTGGTGGATCTGGATATCAAGTAGGAGATGTCTTAGGCATTACTACAATTGGAATTGCAAGCATTGGAAGAAATGCAAGATTCTCTGTAGTCTCAATTGGTTCTACAAATGAACTTGTTTTAGATAATGTACAGGGAGACTTTGTTGTTGCTGGATCTGCCAGAACAATGATGTATACAAATAGTTCTGGTATTACAACAGAACTGAACTTTAATCTTGGTGGCGACGTTCAAATTTCTACAATCAATGTAGACAGCGATGGTCTTCACGTTAAAGTGAATCACCAAAACCATGGTATGTATTTCCCAGACAACCTAGTCAAACTCTCTGGTGTAATGCCAGATGTTGTACCATCTAAACTGACATCCGAATACGTTTCCACATCAACCGATTCTATTCCCATCGATAGTATTTCCAACTTTACAACTTTTGAAAATGTTGGAGTTGGTACAACAAACGTAGGATATGTTTTGATTGGTAATGAAATTATTTCATATACTTCAACTTCTGGAAATAGTTTGGCAGGAACTATTGGTAGGGGATCAGATCCTGTTACATATCCAGTTGGAACTCCAGTTTACAAATATGAACTTGGTGGAGTCTCTTTGAGAAGAATAAACAAAACTCATGATTTAACTGAAGTTGGAATTGCAAATTCAATCTCATATGACTCTTACAATATTAAATTGGATATGACTGAAGATGGAACTCCTGCAACAAACAGAGGTACAGAATCTGGTTATCCAAAACTTTATTTAAATCAAACCAAATCTGCAGGTGGTTACAAGGTTAAAGCTTCTCAAAACATTCCTTTTGAAGTCATAACTCCAGTTGTTCAAAACTTAACAGTTAAGGGAACTTCAGTTGGTGCTGAAGTTAGAACAACTACATCTCAGAGTATAAGTGGAAATGAAACTCCATATCTTGACGCACAATTTGAAACTATTGCATTGAATGAAATAAACTATCTTGATTCACCAAGAATCATCGCTTCTAAAGTGAATGAGGACCAATATTTGACCAACTTTAAAGGCAGCAAGTCCTTAAATATGAAATTATCTTTGGGAACAATTGATACTCGCGTATCTCCAGTTGTCGATTCGCAAAGAGTAAGTGCCATTTTAACGTCAAATAGAATTAATGATGAAATTGAAAATTATGCAACTGACAGAAGAGTAAATGAAATTGGAAGTGATCCTTCAGCATGTCAATATATTTCCAAGGAAATGGTTCTTGAAAATTCGGCAACTTCACTGAAAGTATTGTTGAGTGCTCATATCAATCTCAATTCAGATATTAGAGTTCTTTATTCTATCAGTGAAAAACCAGGATCTTCTCCAATATTTGTACCATTCCCAGGATATTCAAATTTAAATGCAAAAGGTGAAGTCATCGCTACTCAAAACAATGATGGTCAGTCCGACAAATTTATATCAAAATCCAATGGATATGGTTTCGAAAGTCAAAATCTTGAATTTAAAGAATATGTATTTACTGCGGATAATCTCCCAACATTTAGATCATACAGAATAAAAATCATTCTGACTTCAACAAGTCAAGTTTATGTACCAAGAGTCAAAGATTTGAGAGTGATTGCACTTGCATAATATGAGTTATTACAACGTTGATGGTCATCATGATTTAGCGAGAGACCCCGAAACAAATGCAATCATAAATGTGAATGGTCTGGATTATGAAAAATATATTGCAAGTAGAGATGCAAAGAGTGAAAAGAATCAAAAAGTACAAAACATTGAAGATGAAGTTGCTACAATAAAAGATGAACTTAATGAAATTAAATTTTTATTAAAGGAGATTATTAATGGATCCAGATAATATTAGTTTGGATAATCTAACTAAAAGTTTTGAATATTTCAAATGTGCTTCTGAAATAGATAATTGTGAAGATCTTGATAGATTGAAAACTATTGCAAAATGTTATTGCAAACTTTATTACAAACAACAAGAGACACTATCTTTAATAGGAGTTCCAAATGGCGAACAAAACAATAACATTTGACCCAGATGCTGGAGTTCCAAGAGGTGTAAATCTAACAATTTACACCGGTTCAGACTTTACTACGAATTTCACAGTTGTTAATACTTCAAGTTCTGCGTTTGACTTGACTGGATATACTGGATCGGCAGCAATGTCAAAGAGTGTTTCTGTTGGAGCCACTTTGGGAATAACAACTTCTTTTGCGGTGGGTTTTACAAGTGCATTTGATGGCAAGTTCAAAATTTCTCTAGGATCTACTGCAACAAGAAACTTGAGAGAGGGTAGATATGTATATGATATTTTAGTTAGTTCTGGATCAACAGTTTACGGAATTGCAAATGGCAATGTTCTTGTTGTTCCTGGCATCACAACAGCGCCATCATAAATACTCTCAAGGGAGAAACTGTAAATGGCACAACCAGCAAGTAGATCAGATTTAATTAATTACTGCAAAAGGCAATTGGGTGCTCCTGTTTTGGAGATTAACGTTGCCGATGAGCAGATTGAGGATCTTGTGGATGACGCTATCCAATATTTTCAAGAGAGACATTTTGATGGTGTTGGGCAAGTATTTTTAAAGTATCAAATAACTCAAGATGATATTGATAGAGGTAGAGCACCTGGAGGAAGTGGTCCTACTGCAGGCATAGTAACCACAACCGCAACTTCAACAATAGTTGGCACCGCAACAACATTTTCTTATAAAGAGAATAGTAATTATATTCAAGTTCCAGCATCAGTAATCGGAATTACGAAAATATATCATTTTGATGGATCAAATACTACCACTAACAACATGTTTAGTGTTAAGTATCAATTGTTTTTGAATGATATTTACTACTGGGGATCCACTGAAATATTGACTTATGCGATGACAAGAACATACTTGTCTGATATTGATTTTCTACTGACAACAGAAAAGCAGATTAGATTTAATCAAAGACAAGATAGGTTATATCTGGACATTGATTGGGGAAGTGTTACTGTCGGGGATTACTTGATTATTGACTGTTATAGAGCGTTAGATCCAAACGATTATAGCAGAGTATGGAATGATTCCTTCTTAAAGAGATATTTGACAATCTTAATCAAAAAACAATGGGGACAGAACCTCATCAAGTTTCAAGGAGTAAAACTTCCAGGTGGAGTTGAACTTAATGGTAGACAAATATATGATGATGCACAAAAAGAATTGGATCAGTTGATGGAAAAAATGTCCAACACTTACGAACTTCCACCTTTGGATATGATCGGTTAGTAATATGCTTAATCCGTTTTTTCAACAAGGATCTAGATCCGAACAAAACTTAATCCAAGATTTAATCAACGAACAGTTGAGAATGTATGGTGTTGAGGTTTATTATTTGCCAAGAAAATACATCACAGAAAAAACGGTAATAAGAGAAGTAATAAAATCAGTTTTTGATGATGCATATCCAATTGAAGCATACATGGAGAATTATGAGGGATATGCTGATAATAGTGTTTTGTTATCAAAATTTGGAATACAACAAACACAGGAAGTTAATTTAATTATATCAAAGGATAGATGGGAATCCTATATACAACCATTAATACAGAACGAACCTAACATAAAACTAACAACAAGACCGAAAGAAGGTGATCTTATATATTTTCCTTTAGGTGATAGACTCTTTGAAATAAAATACGTTGAACATGAAAAACCATATTATCAGTTGCAAAAGAATTATGTTTATGAATTGAGGTGTGAACTCTTTAGATTTGAAAATGAAATTCTTGACACTGGAGTAGAAAATATTGACGATCTATTAATAGGTGGAGAGTCTGATGGTTTAACAGATGATTCTCTCAATACAATTCTCGGCAACACTCAAACTCTCACTCTCGTAGGAACAGGTGCGACTGCAACCGCTGTTGCTGGAATAGTGACGGACGGTGGTATTAGGCTTATTACAATCACCAATAGAGGTGGTGGTTATACTTCAATCCCAACTGTCGGAATATCATCTGCCCCTTCAGGAGGAGTAACTGGTGTTGCTACTGCTGTAATGATAGGTGGCATAGTTGTTTGTACTGATAATGCTAATCAAAATGCAAAATCTGTACAAAATGTTGATATTACAAATCCAGGTTCTGGATACACTGTTGCCCCAGGTGTTAGATTTATTGGAGGAGGAGGTTCTGGAGCAGCTGCAACAGCAACAATTGGTAATGGATTAGTTGGCATCATAACAGTTACAAGTGGTGGTTCTGGATACTCAACCTCACCAACAATTACCTTCACAAATGAACTGTTTGATACAAGTGGTATTGCTACAGTTTCTGCCGCTGCGACTGCAATAGTCAGTAGTGCGGGAACAATTACCGAAATTAGACTCACAAATGCTGGTCTTGGATATACTGCTGCACCAACTATTAGTATTTCCGCTCCATCTCTCGATTCTACGGGAGACTTTATATTTAATGAGGTAGTAACTGGATCCACAAGTGGAACTACTGCAAGAGTAAGAGTTTGGAACTCATCTACAAACTTACTTGAAGTTTCAAACGTAACTGGAAGTTTTGTAATTGGAGAAAATATTGTCGGATCAGACTCTGGAGCATCTCATCAATTAAGATTAATCAATTTAGAACCATTAGATGATGGATTTGCAGACAACTCAACCATTGAGTCTGCGGCAGATGCGATTATTGATTTTAGTGAAAGGAATCCTTTTGGTATTCCATAAATAACTCTAATAAAAGTCTGATACAATGTTTGAATATTTTTATAACGAAATTTTAAGAAAGACTATCATATCTTTTGGTACTCTTTTTAATAATATAACTATTCTTCAAGGCGATAGTTATATAAAAGTTCCTTTGGCTTATGGACCAACTCAAAAGTTTTTAGCAAGACTGAATCAATCCCCAGATTTAAATAAGTCAACTGCAATAACTTTACCAAGACTTTCTTTTGAGATGACTGGTTTAGTTTATGATCCGTCAAGGAAAGTTACAACAACTCAAACATTTACAGTTAAAGATCCAAACGACGGAACTGAAACAAAAAAAGCATTCATGCCAGTTCCATATACTTTACAATTTGAATTGAGCGTAATGACTAAACTCAATGACGATGCTCTTCAAATTGTAGAACAAATTTTACCATATTTCCAACCAGCATATAATCTATCAGTGGAGTTGGTTGATTCTATTAAAGAGAAGCGTGATATTCCCATTATATTGGAAAATATTACAATGCAAGATGACTATGAAGGAGACTTTAGTACGAGAAGAGTTCTTCTTTATACTTTAAGATTTAGTGCAAAAACATATTTGTTTGGTCCAGTTTCTTCTGCAACAAAAGATATCATCAGAACAGCAAAAGTCAGTTACATTACCGGTACAGACACTACAAACACTACAAGAGATCTTGCATATGTTGCCACTCCAAGGGCACTCAAGAACTATACAGGCACTGTCATTACAACTCTCACCGAGGATATTAGTATTACAGATACAATTGTTCCAGTGGAAAGTTCAAGTGGATTAACTGCTAAAACTTATATTGATCTTGATGGAGAAGAACTATTCATCAAGTCAATAAGCGGAAATAATCTTACTGTTGATAGAGGTCAAGATGGAACAACAGTAACCACTCATTTGAGAGGAGCACCAGTCAAGACTATAACTTCAAGCGACAATGCATTGGTTGAAGATGGTGATGATTTTGGATTTAGTGGAACTATCTCATGAAAATGACAAAAAAATTCGACGATTTAAATGACTGTTTCAACGTAGAAGGTGAAATAGTAAAAACAGAAGTTGAACCAAAGGGTGAACTTAAAGCACCATCTTCATCGGAAGATATAAAAAAAGACTATGAGTATACCAGAGGCAATTTGTATTCTTTGATTGAAAAGGGTCAAGAAGCAATAAACGGTATTTTAGAATTAGCACAAGAAAGTGAGATGCCAAGAGCATATGAAGTTGCTGGTCAACTAATAAAAAACGTTGCTGATGCAACAGACAAACTCATGGATCTTCAAAAGAAATTAAAAGAAGTAGAAGAGGAAAAACAATTAAAGGGTCCATCAACCGTTAATAACGCATTGTTTGTCGGTTCAACAGCAGAACTAGCCAAGTTTTTAAAATCTGGACTTGAGGAAGAAGATAAATAAAAAGATAAGGGAGAGAAATCCCAAAGTACAAAGGTTACTAATAAAATGTCGAAAGAAGATTTGCCTTCAATTGGTGATTTTGCCCAAGATAATAATGGGTTGCCATCTGTTAATGATTTTTTGAAGAATGAAGTTTCGGAGGATCTTCCTTCCGTTGAAGACTTTGTTGCAAAAAAAGAAGTACAAGAAATAAAAGAAGAAACTCAAACAATTGAAGATTTAAACGGGAACACTTTCGCAGAGGTAGAAGATATTGTTCCTCCTTGGCCAGAATTAATTAGATTAATTAACGATGTTAGAGAAGAAATTCCAGACATCCCAGAAATAAAATATTATGATAAAGAACTAGAAGATTTAACGGAACAAATAAATCTGGTAAGAGGAGAAATTCCAGAAGTTCCTGAAGTCAAATATTATGATACAGAAATAGAAGCAATTTGTGAGCAAATTGATTTAGTAAGAGATCACATTGCTAATTCAATTTCAGAACTTCCTGAAGTAAAATATTATGATGAACAGATTGATATTTTAGAAGAAAAATTATCAAATATAAAAAACACAATTTTAGAACTTCCTGAAGTTAGATACTATGAGAATGATATTCAATCTCTAAAGGACGAGGTTGAGAGAGTAAGATCGGAAATTCCCACATTCCCCAAATGGGTAAATGAAGTTAATGAAGTTCCAGATTTTTCTTGGATTGGAAAAACTTTTAGTGTAATTGACGATGATTTCATAAAAGTCAATGATACTATTGAAACTTTAAGAGATAGAATTGAACTCGATATTAACAATCTTATTGAGGAAAACAATACCAAACTTTTCGAAAATAATGTTGAGATAAAAACTGAACTTCAGGAAAGAAATAAAAAATATCAAGAAGAAAAAGATAAAATTTGGAAGCAGTTAAGAGAATCCTCTCTCAAGATATGGGAGTACCATAAAGAGTTTAAAGACGATGATCGCAAACTTAAGAAACAAATCTTAGGTGAATATAATACCCTCAAACAAAGTCTTGAAAAGAAAATTAGAGACTTTAATGAAGACAGTGTAAAAACTGACAACTTGCTTCTCAACTATTTTGAACAGTTAAGAAAAGAAATTTCAGATTTACCTGAAGTTAAGTATTATGATGAAGACATTCGTCACGTAAAAAGTGATATCAAAGATCTGTTTGAACTTGTAAAAACAATTAAAACAGAGCAAAAAGAAATCAAAGATCTTCAAGAAGGTCTTTTAAATGAACCACCAAATGAAAAAGAATCTATAGGAGGACAACCCGATCCATTGACCCCAATGGATCGAAAGTTTGCAACTCTAGATGATCTTGCAAGTCACTACAGAATATTCATCAATAGGATTCAACAACAGATTGCTACTATTGGTGGTGGCGGTGCAGGATTTATCAAAGATCTTGATGATGTTGTCTTTGATGCTGGGATAGGCACAAACAAACTTCTTATTTTTAATGGAAGTCAATGGGTTGGTATTGCAAGTACTGCTTTAACTGGCGGTGCTGGTGTTGGTGCAGGTGGAACTTGGGGTGTTGATTCTGTAGGTATTCACACTGTTAAGGCGGTTGGGGTAGGAACTACTTCAGCAAAAGCAGGAGTTTCTTTATACGTTGTTGGTGATGCTGAAATTGCCGGTAATATTTCAGTTGCTGGCACAATCACTTATGAGGATGTTACAAATGTAGATTCCATTGGAATTATCACTGCTAGAAGTGATGTTGAAATAGGAAGAAACCTTTCTGTTGTTGGTCTCACAACTCTTGGATCAAATAATGGTATTGGAACAGTTTATGTTGGACTCGGCAGCACTGCTTTATATGTTGATGGTAGTGCAAGAATTATTGGTATTCTGACTGTTGGTAGAGCATCGGTTACTATTGATGGTGACAATAATACTATCACTTCTGGTATTGTTACTATTACAAATTCCCAGATTTATCTTGGCGATAATATCACCATTAGTGGTGGAGCATCTGGTATTAACTCTGCTCCTAACGTAATATATGTTGCAAAAGATGGTAATGATTCAAATAATGGAACGTCAATTGATAATGCAAAATTAACAATTTCTGGAGCAGTTGGAGTAGCAACAACAGGAACTATCATTAAAGTTCTTGCCGGAAATTATGCAGAAAATAATCCTGTTGAAGTTCCGCCTTTTGTATCAATTGTTGGAGATGATCTTAAAACAGTAACAGTTACTCCAAACACAGCAAATAAAGATATTTTCCATGTGAGAAAAGGATGCTATGTTGCAAACATGACATTTACAAATCATGTTGCACCAGCAGCTGCCATTGGATTCCCAACAACAGAAATTGCTGGAAATGATGGTGGAGGAAAGTGGGAAAGTCCTTACATTCAAAATTGCACAAGCAACACAACAACAGGAACTGGATTGAGAGTTGACGGTGCTCAAGCAGAAGGACTTAAATCGATTGTTTGTGACAGTTATACTCAATATAATCAAGGTGGAGTTGGTGTTGCTGTAACCAATGAAGGATTTGCTCAATTAGTTTCTGTCTTTACTATTTGTTGCAATGAAGCAATCAGTTGTTACAAAGGTGGGCAAGTTGATTTAACAAATAGCAATTCAAGTTTCGGAACTTATGGATTAGTTGCTGATGGTGTTAGTAACGTTCAATTTACTGGAGTTGTCACAACAACAGCAGCAGCGGGACAGGATAATGTTGTAGTAAATGTTGGATCTGGAACAACTAGACCCTATGATGGTCAACTTGTTTACTTTGATACGTTGTATCAATCTGTAGAAACAATTGCAGTTTCTGCTGGCGGAACAGGATATACTTCCACACCAACTGTTACTATTGATGCATCAACTGGTCCAAATGGAGAAACAGCAACTGCATTTGCAACTTTGGATGGCGAAAGCGTATCAAGTATCACGGTTATTAGCAGTGGCACTCAATATACGAGCACTCCAAACGTAATTATTGGAGCACCTAATAGTGGAAGCAATACAGCATCCGCTACAGCATCAATGGCACCAATATACTATACAATAAATAGTTCAACACCAGTGACAGCTGGAATTACAACTCTGACATTAGATGAGAATTTAATTAACACAGTTGGCGTTGCGTCTACAGCATACTTTTACCAGGTGAGTAGAATTGTTGCCAGTTCACATACTTTTGAATATGTTGGTTCTGGAAATGATATTACTACCGCAACACCAAAAAGAGGTGGAGTTACTATTCAAGAAAATGAAGTAGTAACTACAAATGGTGGAAAAGTGGTTTACACAAGTACAGACCAAGCAGGTAATTTTAGAATAGGTGATGAGCTTCAAATTAACCAAAACACTGGAACAATTAGCGGAAGAGCTTTCTCAAGAAGTTTATTCACAGAAATGACACCATTTATTTTAGCACTAAGTTAACATGGCACAATTACCACTTAATAGATTTCAAACCGAAACATTAGAAATAACTACGTCGGATCAAACTGCTTATACAGCACCGACAGGTTATACTTCAATTGTTTTATATGCACACATAACTAATGTTGGATCTAGTGCAGCTACTGTAACGATGAAGCATGTTAGAAGCGGAACAGAAACTGAAATAATTAACGAAGGATCAGTTCCAGTTAATGATGCACTTGTTCCCATGGAAGGAAAACTTGTGTTGGAAACTTCTGACTCGATAAAAATTTCAGCGAGTGCAGATAATTCGTTAAAGCTTATTTTAAGCATTTTAGAAACTGCTAACGCTTAACATCGGAGAAAACTAATGCCATACATAATCGGGGCGGCACCAGCATCATCATTAAATTTAAGCGGTGGCGATATAAAATCTGGAGTTGTAACAACCACAACAACTGATGCAACAGCATTGGTTTCTTTGGATGCAACTGCTTATAGATCTGCATATTATCAAATACAAATATCAGAAGGTTCTACGCACAACACAACAAACGTTTCAACTTTTCATGATGGGACAAACGCATATGTCACAGAATATGGAACTTTGAAAAATGGAGTAGGAATAGCAACTTTTGATGCTGATGTAAACGCAGGACAATTTAGATTAATTGGATATTCTGCCTCATCTGGACTAACTACGTTCAGGATTGTTTACACTGCTATAGATGGATGATGAAAACATTTAAACAGTTTCAAGAAGAGTGGACTAATAAATATAAAAAGAGTATTGATTGCTCTAATCCGAAAGGATTTTCACAACGCGCACACTGTCAGGGTCGAAAAAAAGATGAACGAAGGAAATCTTCATAAGTGGTTTAAATCATCCAGGTCAAAGGAAGGTAAACCTGGATGGGTTAATGTGGTCACTGGTGGAACATGTGCGAGTGATAAACCAGGAGAAGGAACTCCAAAATGCGTTTCTTCATCTAAAAGAGCAAGTATGACCCCAGCAGAAAGACGCTCTGCGGCAAGAAGAAAAAAAGCAGCGGATCCAGGTCAACAGCAAAAGACTGGTGCTGCAAAACCAACATACGTTTCTACAGATTCTCCTAGAAAAAAGATGAAAGAAGAAAAAGAAGAAAAGAGATATTGTCAGGTTTGTCAAAAAATGGAAACTCGTGATGAATGTTCATATGGACCAGAGGTTTGGGACAAAATGACTGTTCAAAGATTTGAGGAGGCAGCAATGAAAGACCATGAATATTCGATGGCACGTTCGCAACTTTCCACAGTTATGAACGCGGCAAAAAGATTAAAGAAAAAGATGGCAAAAGGTGAAGGTGAAGTAGAAGCATGGGTACAATCCAAAATTACTAAAGCAGCAGATTACCTTGATTCTGCAGCGGATTACGTTGATAGTGGAGAAATGAAAGTAGAAGAAGTAACTCTACCTTTAAGAATTGAAATTCCTACTAATATCAGAGATTTTAATCTTGGACTGATGTTCAGAGAAAGTTTAGATGAAAACTGTGGAATGTATTTTATCTTTGATGAAGTAGGACAGAAGTCATTCCACATGACAGAAACAAGAATTCCTCTTGATATTGCATTCATAACAGAGGAAGGAATCATTGATAGTATTAAAGAATTGGAACCATATGATAAAAATCCAGTTTACTCTGAAGGTGAAGTTTTGAGTGCTTTGGAAGTAAATCGTGGTTGGTTTGAAGAAAATAACATTGAAGTAGGTGATCAAATTATTGTTGAGCAGAAAGATGTTAAAGGAAAAGGAAGTGGATCAAAAGATGCTTGCTATCACAAAGTAAAGTCAAGATATAGTGTTTGGCCAAGTGCATACGCTTCAGGGGCACTTGTGAAGTGCCGGAAGGTGGGTGCAGCAAACTGGGGTAATAAGACCAAGAAAGAAGAGTTTGAAGTGATTGACGAGGCAGGAAAGAAGTGCTGGAAGGGATATAAGAAAGCAGGAACTCAAAAACTCTTTGGTAAGACTTATAATCGTTGCGTGAAAGAAGAGTCTTGCCCAATTTGTGGTTTTGATCCATGCCAATGCATTGAAGGAAATCTTGATGAAGCAGTTCGTATCCCATCCAAAACTGGAAACATTATTTTAGTAACTCTTACTTGGAGGGGTAAATACTACGGGATCAAGATGTTCTTCCCACAGGTCACTAAACCAAGTAGAAAAGAAGTTCAAGATCAAATTGAAAAGATCTATCCAGGTTCTAAAGTCAATTCATATTATGTTACTGACATTAAACCAGGTGAACAGTTTTTACAAACCGAAGATTGGCAATCAGTAAATCGTAAGGACAAAACCGATGGTTTAAGTCCTGCTGCAGTTAAAGCGTATCGTCGTGAAAATCCTGGTTCAAAACTAAAAACCGCAGTAACTAAAGATCCTTCAAAAATTAAAGCAGGATCTAAAGATGCAAAACGTCGTGCATCATTTTGCCGCCGTATGAAAGGTATGAAGTCAAAGTTGACCTCTGCCAAAACTTCAAGAGATCCAGACTCAAGAATCAATAAAGCTCTCCGTCGTTGGAACTGCAACTAATGAAAACTTTTCAACAATTTATTTCAGAGAGCGTCACTATTCATGGTGACTTTAATGGAACCCTCAATGTAGGTGCAGATCCCGTTCAACAAAAGGTTGATGAACAAAATCAATATATTGCTGATGTAGTTTGGATGGGAAGTATTTACAGAATGAGGATAGAAAAGAAAGAGTCTTTAAGACTCCCAACGACTCAAGAACTTGCAGAACAACTTCAAGGAGAATATCCAGGTGCGATTGTTCAAAGGATTTATCCAATTGAACCAAAACCAGAAGTTAAAATAGCAGACGTAAAGAGATATCATCCAGGAAAATTAGAGTGGGTATGATTTTATGGCACAGTGGAATAAAAATACACAAGATTATCTAAACCAAGAAAGAACTCTTTTTGAGGTTTATAATATCGCAGATCACTGGGGAAACCAGACAGACTGGAGACCTCAGTTTTCTGACAATAACAGACTAAAGGTTGCTCCTTTCCAAACAGTTTTCTTTAATACCTTCCAGTATGGTAAGGAGACTGATGTTTGGGATGAGAGTTTAGTTGGTGTT